ACCAAGCCTTTTTTTGTGTCCATACGTTGTCCAGCCCGATACGCTGGAAGTCCGAGAGGGTAGTGGCCCCTGCCTATCAGAAAAGTCACTTTGGTCGTAAGACTGCCGCGCTGAGTTGACCCGTTCCCGGCGCGTTATGTGTAGCCCTCTCAGCGCACATAGGAAAACAGGTAGCCCGATTTGAAGATTTGCCGGTGACACCAGCCGTAAGCGTGGGAAGCGCAGGTGACCTGATAGACCGCGAGATGAGATGCCCTAACCCGAGTTCATGCTACACATGGACAATTACCAAGGTTAGATCAGCAGTAGGTAACTTCAAAAGGGATGGGATGGGCTATTGTCCAAAGGAAAGATTGATTGCCTGACAAATTGCAGTTCGGTATCCTGCTCAGCAATCGGTCAGTTATTCCTTTCGCTGACGCTGGAGCCGTAACCAGACCCTTCGGGGTCAAGTCAAAAGGAAAAAAAAGGAAAAAAGGAAAACCACAATGAAAAACGTCAAGAATGGGGTAAAAGTCCCATGATTACTATCGAATATAAATCTTTAGAAAGTCTTATCCCTTACGCTCGAAATTCACGTACACATTCTGACGAGCAAGTTGCTCAAATCGCTGCAAGCATCCGCGAGTTTGGCTGGACAAATCCTGTCTTAATCGATGGAAATAATGGGCTCATAGCGGGCCACGGGCGCGTCATGGCTGCGCGCAAGTTGGGAATACAAGAAATCCCGCTCACCCACCACTCTGTGGTTCTTCAGAAGGGCAAATGTCGGCTCGGCCTCACACGCCGGGCCTTTTTTTGTCCAAAATTCCAACGCAATAAAAGGGGCGACCGATGGCGAAAACAAGCCACCTCTCGATCAAGTACCTGCCGACTGACAGCTTGATCCAATACGCCAGAAACAGTCGGACACACACCGAGGACCAGATTGGGCGCATTGCCTCCAGCATCCGTGAGTTCGGATTCACGAACCCGATTCTGGTGGACGAGGAAGGCGGCATCATTGCGGGCCACGGTCGCGTCAGAGCGGCGATCAAGCTGAACCTCAAGGAATGCCCAACCATCACCCTGTCAGGGCTTACAGAGGCCCAGAAAAGGGCCTACGTCATTGCAGACAACCAGCTTGCCATCAACGGGTCCGGGTGGGACTTCGAAATGCTGGCTGTCGAACTGGATGACCTCATGGACGCCGGGTTTGATCTGTCCCTGCTTGGGTTCGACAAGAAGGAACTGGACGGCCTTCTTGGGTCGCCTGACGAGCCGCAGGACAAGCAAGAGGAAGGTGAGGGAAATTACCAGGAGCAGTACGGGGTCATCGTGGTTTGCAAAGACGCGGGCCATCAAGAATACGTTTTCAACCAACTGAGCGAACTCGGGCACGAATGCAAGGTGGTTTGCACATGAAGATCCAGATTAGAAACCAATGCTCTGACTTCAACAGCTACAGGGCCGCTCGGGTGAAGTCCCTGTTCAACGCTGAAAGCGGGTGCAATTTCTCGCTTGATGCCGACCTTTCGATTGAAGACAACGACTGGAAAATTGGTGTCGTGGTCGGGCCAAGCGGATCTGGAAAGACCAGCATTGGAAAATCACTTTTCGGTGGCGGGGTGATTTACGAACCAAACGGGTGGGAAGCCGACAAGCCGATTGTTGATTGCATCGCACCTGGCGGTGATTTTGACGCGGTAACGGGAGCCCTTGCCGCTGTCGGGTTAGGCTCCGTTCCGTCATGGCTTCGACCCTACTCGGTGCTGTCCAACGGAGAAAAATTCCGAGCGGACTTGGCCAAGATTGTCTGCGAGGCGCCCAATAAGGTCATCGTGGACGAATTTACGTCCGTGGTTGACCGCCAGATTGCAAAGTTTGGGGCGCTGGCGTTTCAAAAGTCTTGGCGTCGAACAAACGGCCAATGCGTCCTTTTATCCTGCCACTACGACATTCTTGATTGGATCGAGCCGGACTGGGTTTTTGATACCCAGACGGGGAAGTTCCAAAGGGGGTCTCTTTGGCGAAGGCCAAAGTTTGACCTCGAAATTTGGCAGGTCCCAGACAAGCGTTATTGGCACCTGTTTGAGCCACATTACTATCTGAAACTTCCGTCAATGATTGCCCCGACCTATTACGTTGGCACCGTGGACGGTGAACCCGTGTGCCATCTTGGGGTGTCGCCTCGGCTTGAAGTAAACGGCATGAGGGCAAGCCGTATGGTGGTCATGCCCGAATGGCAGGGCGCCGGGATTGGTATGCGGTTCTTGAACGCTGTGTGTGACATCCAGACCAGCGGAAAAGGTCGTTATGGAGATAGGGTCAAAACCGTCTACTTCCACACCAGTCATCCTGGGCTGTGTGCCGGGCTACGAAGAGACAAGAAATGGAGGCAATGTAGCGCAGAGCTTTTTGGCGGGAACAAAAAGAAAAGTGCTTCAAGTATCGGCAATTCCAGGAAAGCAACAGCCTCTGGTTACGGGGGGCATTTCCGAGCCGTTCAGGGTTTCAAATACATCGGGGACAGGTCATGAAAACGTTCCGCAGATTCACCGCCAAGGCGCTTCGCCGCCTGGCCGATATCATCGACGCCGAAGGGCCAAGCTATTTTCACCTGACGGGGCCGTGATGAGGATTTTGATTGCCGGTCAAAAATGGTTCGGATGCGAAGTGTTCCGCGCCTTAAAAAGTCTCGACGGAATTGAGATTGCTGCCGTGTCCGCTCCGCTTGGGGGCGATACCCCCGACCGCCTTGCCATTGCCGCAGAAATCGCTCACGTCCCCGTCATACAAGCCGGGACGTTAAGCCACATGACAATGCCAGATGGGATTGACTTGATTGTGGCCGCGCATTCACACGATTTCATTGGCGAACGGACAAGGCTCCGAGCAGCATACGGCGGCATCGGATACCACCCGTCCCTGTTGCCAGTCCACAGGGGCCGTGATGCAGTTCGGTGGGCCATACGAATGAGGGAAAGGATTACCGGGGGAAGCGTGTACCGACTTTCCAACCGTATGGACGGGGGCAATATCTTGACGCAGGAGCATGTGTTCATTCGTCCAGACGACACGCCAGAATCTTTGTGGCGCAGGGAGCTATCTCCGCTTGGCGTCCGTCTGCTGACGTCAGTGGTTTCCCTTATGGCGTCTAGCGGGTTTATCAATGGCTCCGAACAAGACGAGGAAATAGCAACGTGGGAGCCGTCGATTGACCGACCCCCGGTATTCAGACCGGACCTTCACATGCTACCGTCCCCGCAAACCGTGACGGCGCCAAACTGAGGCAAAGACAATGAGCCAAAACGACATAGCAAGGGCCAACCACACGGCTCCGTCCAGCAAATACGCCAGCGGGGCATATCTCATCCTTGGGTTTGACCGGCGAGGGACCAAGATATTCAGCCGACGAGCCAACGACCAAAACCTGATTGGGGCGACCCACGAAGGCATGAACGCAGTGTCTGGTGGAGAGTGCTACAGCTATGCGGTCATCCGTGTCGTTCACAACTCGATCAAGCCAAACCCAGAAAGCTGGATGTAACCAATGGCTAACAAACCCCTGCAACCGACCAACGAACAGCGCATGACCGTGGCCATCATGGCGGCGGCGGGCTTTGGTCAGCGGCAGATTGTCCAGCGCATCATCAACCCCTCGACGGGTAAACCCATCGACCTGCACACCCTGGAGAAGTATTTCCGGGAAGAACTGGACGAGGGGATGAACACGGCCAACGCCCTGGTGACGCAATCCCTGTTCAAGAAAGCCACCGGCAACGGCCCGCAGTCTGTGACCGCCGCAATTTTCTGGCTCAAGTGCCGCGCCGGTTGGAAGCCCACCGAGGGTCTCGAACTTACCGGCAAGGACGGTCAGCCCCTTCCTGGAACCCCGACCATGACCCCGGAGGAATTCGAGCGGATCGCCAGGAAGCTCGCCGCCGAGGTCTAGCGTGCCGTACACCCGCAAGGACTTGGACGCGGCCCGGATACAGTCGTGGGAGGACTTCTATTTCTACTCCCGATGGATGTTCCTCCAGCGCAAGGGCTTCACCTGGCTACGGGCACGGCACCACAAGATCATCTGCGATGCTTTGAACCGAGTGTTCAACGGACAGACCAAGCGGCTCATTATCAATATGCCCCCCAGGTATTCGAAGACCGAGCTGGCCGTGGTCAATTGGATGTCTTGGTGTTTGGGCAAAGTCCCGGACGCCGAGTTCATTCACACGTCCTACTCGGCACAGCTTGCCACGAACAACGCCTGGCAGACCCGTGAACTGGTCCAGCATGAGGCCTACCGGGATATCTTCCCCGGCACCGTCATCCGTACCGATTCCTCGGCAAAGGCCGAATGGCGCACCACCGTGGGCGGGATCGTCTACGCGGCAGGGTCAGGGGGCACCATCACGGGCTATGGTGCGGGTAAGCACCGGGACGGATTCGGCGGGGCCATCATCATCGATGACCCACACAAGGCTGATGAGGCCAGATCCGATGTGATGAGGGAAAACGTCATTGATTGGTTTCAGAACACGCTGGAAAGCCGAAAAAACAGTCCAGACACCCCTATCATCCTCATTATGCAAAGATTGCATGAGCGGGATTTAGCCGGGTGGCTGCTTGAAGGAAACAACGGCGAAGAATGGGAGCATATTTGCTTGCCGGCCATCCAAAAGGATGGGACTGCTTTGTGGCCCGAAAAGCATCCGATAGAAAAGTTGAGGGAAATGGAAAAGGCAGCGCCTTACGTTTTCTCTGGGCAATATATGCAAAGTCCATCCCCAGCCAAAGGTGGAATCTTCAAGCCCGATCAAATCCCGGTAGTTGATGCAATCCCTGCCGTTGAAATTAAATGGTGCAGGGGATGGGATTTGGCAAGCACTATTGACGGGGATTACACAGCCGGGGGCAAGCTGGGCAGATTACCTGACGGGCGGTACATCATTGCGGACATGGCGAGGATGCGAGTAGGCCCAGATGAAAGGGACGCTGCCATGGTCAATATAGCCTCGCAAGACGGGCGCAAGGTCAAAATCAGCATACCTCAGGATCCGGGGCAAGCCGGTAAAACCCAAGTCTTGTATTTGACCCGAGCGCTATCAGGCTACAATGTCAAAAGTTCGCCAGAAACCGGGGACAAAGTAACAAGAGCGGAGCCATTTGCGGCTCAGGTAAATGTCGGGAATGTCATCATGCTCCGAGGCGATTGGAATAATGCTCTACTCAATGAAATGCGGATATTCCCGAACGGAGCCAACGATGATCAGATTGACTCTTTGTCTAGGGCGTTTTCTGAAATAATGGTCACACGTAAAAGTTTCTTTGGCTGAGGCCCACTATGTTCAACTGGTTCAAGAAATCACCGCCCGAAACAGAATCAAAACCAAAGCCGAATCAGCGGAAAAGCATATTCAGCACTCATTCATTCGATGAAGAGGACCCTGAAGCGGTTCGATTTGCTATTGCCGACAAAATTGACAACCTCAGAAAAGACCAACCAGCCCTGAATCAAAGTATCACGGGCTACGCAATGGACGATTCCAGCAATGGGGTTGCAGCATTCAAAATGTATTACCCGAACGGCGGGATCAATTCCGTATCCGAAGCGGTTGTTGGCTGGTACGCGACTCAGGGATTCATCGGGGCTCAACTTTGCGGCATCTTGGCTCAGAACTGGCTTGTCAATAAAGCCTGCGCCATGCCCGGAGACGATGCCATCCGAAAGGGCTACAACATCGTCACTGATGATGGAGCCGAACTCGATCCCGAAGCGTACAAGATTCTGAAGGCTTACGACCGCGCTTTTAACGTCAAATTCAAAATGCGGGAGTTCATCCGAAAGGGTCGAATCTTCGGTATTCGCGTGGCTATGTTCAAGGTTCAATCAACGGACCCGAATTATTACGAGAAGCCATTCAACATTGATGGTGTGGCTCCGGGCAGCTACAAGGGCATTGTTCAGGTTGATCCGTACTGGACAGCGCCATGGCTCGATAACGCCGCCTCCAGCCAGCCGGATACGCTCCACTTCTATGAACCTACTTATTGGATCATCAACGGAAAGAAGATCCATCGAAGCCATCTTGTGATCTTCCGTCATGCCGAGCCTGTAGACGTTCTCAAGCCCATGTATATCTATGGGGGCGTACCACTGACTCAGCAGATCATGGAACGCGTCTACGCGGCTGAGAGGACTTCCAACGAAGCCCCGCAGCTTGCCATGTCCAAGCGCACAACCGTATGGCTGACCGACATGGAAGCGGTCATGTCCGATACCAATGCAGCGGTTAGCCGACTTCAGCAATGGTCGGCATATCGAGACAATTACGGCATCAAGCTGGGAGACAAGGAAGGGGACGA